AGACATAAAGACTTTTAAACCTTTAAAGTAAAAAACTACACGCCCCCAGAATATTAGAGCCGGATAAAACCGGCTTTTTTATTGGCTAAGGATATATTTATATAAAATAACAAATGATAAATAAAAATATTTCACTTTTTTCTTGTTTAATGAAAAGTAAGTACTTATATTTAAAGCAAATTAATAATAATCAATAATAAAAAAGGAGTAACAAATGGCTATTAATTTAGATGCTATTAAAGCAAAACTTAACAAATTACAAACACAGACTACACGTCAGAACAATCTTTGGAAGCCTGAACCGGGCAAGCAGCAAATTCGTATTGTACCTTATCAATACAACAAAGAGAATCCATTCCAAGAACTTTATTTCCATTATGATCTAGGTAAGAAGAATTTCTTATCTCCGATTACTCATGGCAATCCAGATCCAGTAGTGGAATTTGCTGACAAGCTTAAATCTTCAGGTAATTCTGATGAATGGAAATTAGGAAAGAAACTAGAACCAAAAATGCGTTGCTATGTTCCAATTATCGTGCGTGGCAAAGAGTCCGAAGGTGTTAAATTCTGGGGTTTTGGTAAGACAGTTTATGCTGAATTATTAGGGTTTATTGCTGACCCAGATTACGGTGATCTAACCGATCCAATGAATGGTCGTGATATTGTAATTGAATTTACACCAGCCGAAGGCGGTGCATATCCAAAGACGACTTTACGTATTAAACCAAATACTACACCATTGACTACGGATCGTAATATTGCCGAAAAGATCGCTCAACAGCAACCAAATCTCTCTGAGATCTTCAAAGAACCGACTTACAATGAACTTAAAGAAGCATTGGAGCAATGGTTGAATCCAAGTGATGATGATGCTGATACATCTGTATCAACTGCATCTCATGATGACGATGAAGCACCATTCTCACCTAATGTGAGCAAAGTAGATGACGTAAGTGCAGCGTTTGATGAATTATTTAACGAGTAATATTTTAAAGGAGTTACATTATGGCAGTATCTAAAAGTGAACTGACAGACGAGTTGGCTGGTGAATTGGCTAGCAACTTAAACAAAAAATTTAAAGGATCGGGTTACAAGACCGCATACTTTTTGGAAGGTGATGTTGATTCCCCGTCCAATGTATCTGGTTGGGTAGGTACTGGTTCAAGTATGCTTGATCTAGCTATCTCAAATAGACCAGGTGGTGGTTTTCCGATTGGTCGTATCACTGAGATAACTGGTCTAGAAGCTTCTGGTAAATCGTTATTAGCTACTCATGCATTAGCTGATACACAGAGACAAGGAGGATTGGCAGTTTATATTGATACCGAGAGTGCAGTTAGCAGTGAGTTTCTTGAAGCTATCGGTATTGATTTAACTAAAATGTTATATGTTCCATTGGAAACTATGGAAGATATCTTTGAAGCTATTGAATCCATTGTTGAATCAGTACGAAAATCAAACAAGGATCGATTGGTTACTATAGTAGTCGATTCAGTTATGGGTGCATCTACAAAGGTAGAAATGGCAGCGGAATTTGATAAGGATGGTTGGGCAACTAGCAAAGCCATTATCTTATCAAAGGGTATGCGTAAAATTACCAATATGATTGCCCGTGAGAAAATATGTTTGCTTTTTACTAATCAGTTACGATCTCGACTAGGAGTTAGTTTTGGTGATCCATGGACTACTTCCGGCGGTAAGGCTATTCCATTCCATGCCTCTGTACGTCTTCGTCTTAAGTCTGTAGGTCAAATCAAGGCTAAGGATGCTAAAGGTGTTGAACAGATCATTGGAATCAAGACCCGAGCTCAAGTAATTAAAAATCGTATGGGACCTCCCTTGAAGTCTATTGATTATGATATTTACTTTGAATCTGGTATTGATAATTACGGTGGATGGCTTGAAGTTATGAAAGAGTATAAGTTAGTTAGTCAGGCAGGAGCTTGGTATACTTATACTAGAGAAAACGGTACACCTGTTAAATTTTTATCAAAGGATTTTCAAGGAGCATTAGAAAAGGATAAGACCTTAATGGATGAAATATACAAAGCAATTTGTGATGCATATATCTTCCGTTATCAGGCCGGATCTATTGGAATTGATGATATTGAAATTGATGAGGACTTTATTAGCGAAGAATCATGAAGAATAGATATCTTGAAATCTTAAAACAAGTTGAACAGGAACATGCTAGTGATAAGACTACTGATCGCAACAGTAGGATACTTATTATTGACGGATTGAATACGTTCATCAGAGTATTTTCTGCAGTACCTGCATTAAACGATGACGGTGAACATATTGGCGGAGTAACGGGCTTTTTAAGGTCCGTTGCTTCGGTCATCCGTGACTATAAGCCAACTAGATGTATTGTGGTATTTGACGGTAAGGGTGGCTCTGCAAGACGTAAGAAAGTTTACTCTCAATACAAAGCTAACCGAGCCGTTAAGACCCAATTCAACCGATACCAAGAATTTGCAAATCTTGAAGATGAATCATTATCAATGAAACGCCAATTTGGTCGTATTATTGAATATCTACAAGTATTACCAGTAACTACATTAGCAGTTGATAATGTTGAAGCTGATGATATTATAGCATATATTGCCAATGAAATTTATACTGAAGATGAACAAAAGGTAACTATTGTATCTACAGATAGAGATTTCTTACAACTAGTTAATCATCGTATCAATGTATGGAGTCCGGTTAAGAAGATTCTATATAATCCAGTACGATTAGAAGAAGAACTAGGTATTCCGTCAAAGAACTATTTAATGTATCGAACATTTATAGGTGATAAGTCAGATAACATCCCTGGTATTAACGGCGTAGCATTGAAAACAATGCTCAAGCATTTTCCGATCATGACAGAAGATCGTCAAATAAGTATTGATGACATAATGGATTATGCTAAGGGACAAGATAAACCGACTCGTATACATGAAGCAGTATTAAACAGTAAAGAAACATTGGAACTCAATTACAATCTAATGCAACTTAAAAACGTTGATATTCCAGGTAATGCCAAAATGCTAGCCATTAATACTGTTAATGATCCGGTATCAAAGACCAATGTATATGAATTCAAGAAAATGTTCATGATGGATAAAATGTATACCATTATTAAAGATGTGGATACTTGGTTAACAGCATTTAATACTTTAAATGCTTATGCAAATATTTGATTTATTAAAAAATTTATTATATAATAAAGTATGACAGATAGATTAAGTGCCTACGGTTATGCTTTTCAGATAAAAGTTATTACCGCTTTATTTACAGATAAAGCATTTTTACAACAGATAGCTGATATATTATCAGCCTCGTATTTTGAGAGTGAAGCTAATGAATGGATTGTGAATACAATTTTAGAGTATCATTTGCAATACAAGACAAGTGCAACATTAGAAGTTATGAAAGTAAAACTTCATGAAGTATCTAATGAAGTACTTGCAACTCAAATTAAAGAACATCTGAAAGATGCATTTCGATATACTCAAGCTGATGACTTAGAATTTATTAAACAGCAAGCATTAGACTTTTGTAAGAACCAGGAAATCAAGAAAGCTATTTTATCGGCAGTTGACTTACTTAAGGTAGGTAGATATGATGATATCAAAGTACAGATTGATAATGCCTTGAAGGCAGGTGGTGATAAAGAGATAGGTCATGATTACATGACTAGTATTGATGAACGATATACTGAATCGGTACGTGATACAAAAGAAACTCCATGGGAAGTAATTAATGAATTGACATCCGGTGGTTTAGGTAAAGGTGAGTTAGGAGTATTTGTAGCTCCTGCAGGTATTGGTAAGTCTTGGGGACTTATTAATATAGGTGCTCATGCTCTTAAGAAAGGAATGACAGTTGTTCATTATACTTTGGAGTTGAATGAGGCGTATGTAGGTTTACGATATGACTCGGTAGTAACTGGTATTGCTAATCAGAACTTGAAACATTATCAAGATCAAGTTAAGTCAGACTTAAGTAAACTAAACGGCGAGCTTATTATCAAGTATTATCCAACTAAAACGACATCAGTGTTAGGATTAAAAGCTCATATTGAAAAATGTATAATGCAAGGTAAGAAGCCAGATGTAATTATAGTTGACTATGCGGATTTGTTAAGAGGACATGGACAAGAGAAACGTCATGAATTGGAAGGTATATATGAGGACCTACGAGGATTGGCAGGTGAATATGAAGTGCCAGTTTGGACAGCATCTCAAGCAAATAGATCGGCATTGGAAGAGGATGTTATTGGAGCAGAGAAGATTGCTGAGTCTTATGGTAAGGTAATGGTAGCTGACTTTGTTATATCATTATCTCGTA